GTTGAAGGCAAGGGCGACGGAGTCTGTGAAGTTGGCGGAGTAATCGTTGTTCTCACCGGAGGCCGCAGAGCGGTTGGTGGTGGGAAGGTGGTTCGACTTCAGGATGGTGATGCCAGCAACCTTCAGCACGGTGCCGTCGGCGTAAGCACCAGCACCGCCCCAATCGCGGTTGATCACGTCGGTGGTCTGAACGAGCTTGTAGTACTCGGCAGGGGCCAGGACGCAGTAGCGATCCATCTCGGGCAGGTTGTTCTCGTCCATCCGCTGAGCAGCGGAGAACAGAGCAGCAGCCAGCTGGGAGCCAGTGATGGCAGCCTTGCTGGTGGCCACAATCTTGATGCGGGTACCGCCGGGAAGGTCGGTGTTGAAGTTGGTGGCAGTACGAGCAGCCTTGGCGATTTGAGCCGCAATGTTGCGGTCAAAGGTGTACGCCAGGGCGTTGCCCATCTCAGCGGAGTACGGGCTCCGAACATCCCAGTGGTTCTTGGCCTCGTCGATGTCGGCAACGAACACGTTGGACACGAGCTTGTCGTCGATCTTGATGACGGCCTCAGCGTTCTTCACAGCGGTCCCGGTCAGCATTGTGCCGGGTGTGTGGTACGCAGCGGAGTTGAGCCCCACGATGGGGAACGAAGCGGATTTGCCGCTCGAGATCGTGCGGACAGTGTGAAGGGGTTCGAAGATGGTGGCCTTGCGGAACGCGGTGAGAACCTCACCGGCCCAGACCTGGAGAAAGAGGGCGTTGTCACCGGCCCAAGAACCGCCACCAGCGGCGTTAACAAGGCCAAGACGTGAAGCGGTAAAATCGGGGGCTGCCATTGCTGGGCTCCTAGGGGAAAGGGTTGGGGTTTAACCCGACGCCGGGCTCCCGTTCACGAGCGGGTGTCCACCGCAGTGGGCCGTCGCTTCTGTGAGTGGGTCTAGGTGCAACAAGTGTACTAATCCGCGCAAGCGCCATAAAAAAGCCCCCCTTGTCGCGGAGGGAGGCTTGAAAATCCATTTGGTCCGACTAAAAGATACTCGATCGGCTGAGCTTCTCTTGCACCTTGCGCTGGTACGCAGGGTCGGTGCTGTACTTGGGATCCGACATGGCGGCCACCAGTTGGGCTGTGCTCTCGAACTTATCGGTGCTGCCTTTGGGGGCACGACCACCAATGAGCTTGGGCTCACGGCCTTCGACAGCTGAGTACCGGGCATGCAGACCAGTGATGGCCATCTTCACCGCAGCCATGGGCTGGGTGTTGATGATCTGGTTGAAGCCCTCGACCTCGTCGGCGGACAGGTTCGACGCTGCCCACTCAATCATCTTGCTGTACTCGGCTTCACCACCAAGGGATTCCTTGATGGAGGCCACCTCCTTGACCGACAGCGCTGTGTCCTGGGCCTGCTTGTACTGCAGCCCGGACAGGTACGCATCGACCATGTCCCGGTTGAAGCCAGCCTCAGCCAGCTGCTCATAATCTCCGGCCTCCAGGGTGCCCGTCTGTTGCCAGCGGACATTCATGTCCTGGAAGTTGATCTGCGCTTCCTCGAGCTTGCCGCCAATCAAGTCCCCGTACAGTTCACGGGCATTGCCCTCTGGCTTGTCCTCGGACTCGGACTCACCGTCGTCGTCGTCAGCGTCGTCGTTGTCCTCGGATTCTGGGGCGACTGATTCGCCACGGCTGAGCTTGGTCTGTAGTTCCTTGTAGGCACGCTCCAGGTCCTCGACGGACTTGTACTTGCCGGCAAGTAACTCACCTTCCTTGTCGTCTTCGCCTGCCATGGCGGCAAGCATCTCCTCGTTCTCAGGTGACAGCGCTGGGCTTTCGTCTTGAGTGATCGTGATTGCTTCAGGCATGAATCTCAGTTGATGGTGATGGATCCGTCGTCGCCGAATGTGACGACAGGCTCTCGGTCTGGGGCCATTGCGGCAGCAGGCTCAATGACGTCGATGACGATGTCAGGCGTTGGGCCCCATTGCTCCACCTTCGCCGGTGGGCCCACTAGGGATACCGGGTCCTGCTGGAGGGGTTGGGAGGGAGTTAGGGAGGGATCCTGGTTGTCCGGGGTCAGCTCCTTCTGCAAACTGCGGGCCATAAGGTGCTCCTTCTTGGGTGTAGTTGTTGGCCACTTGTGCCATTGCTGGTGACTTGAGGCCAGTCATCAGCATTTCACGTTGGCCTGCTTGCTGTTGCTCGGCTTGAGCAGCAGCTGCTTCCTGTTGTAGCTGATCCTGGGACTTAACCAGGTTTGTTGTATCGATGGATTCACTTGCAGCAAGACGACGCAGTGCTTCATCGATGTTCACAAACTTAGCAATCACCTCAGGGCCCAGGGTTTGGGTGGCAGTGGTGATGAACTGGATCAACTTGTTGCGGTCATCGCCACGACCGATCGCTTCCAGTCCAGTCACGGGTCTTGGGTTGACCAATGGCACGCCACCCTTGCCCTTCGGGAAAGCCGAGAGCTTGCGTTGTTTGCGCAGGACGTGAAGCAACCGACGCACCAGTGGTAGCTGCAGCTCTTGGGTCAAGATGGAGTACAGGCCACCAATGCCAGCCTCCAACTCCTGGCTCATGTAGCGAATCTCCTCAGCGGTGACCCGCTCCCCGCGTCGTTGGATGGCGGTGTTGAGCAGGAACGCAAACTGCAGCCGAGCCTCGATCCGCTCGATGGTGCTGTTGGCGATGTTCAGGTCCTGGGCCTTCTGGGTCTGGATGACCGTGACGTCAGCAGCGTTGCCTTGGACAATGGCTCCGTTCTCAGCGTTGGCCAGGGTTCGTGGCCGGGTGGTGCCGTTGGGGTTGACCAGGAACAGAACCTTGGCCGCGGCCGCAGCCCCTTCGATGATGGCTTGGTACAGGCTCTCGAGGGCCAGCAGGTCCCCGTAATACTCCTCGATGTACGAACGCCCGTACTCCTCGCTGTCCACCCGGTTAAACCGCAGAGGGATCCAGGGGTTTACATCGGCGTCGCACATGCCATGCGACCCAGGGATCTCCTTGCCCTTGGCCTCCTGATACCAATGGACCTTGCCGTCCTCGTACTCGACGTGGGTGTACAGCTTGATCGTCTTCGACGTGGTGCCGGACTCGTATGCGTCCTCTTCATCCAGGTCGTCGTACAACCCAACGGGCAAGGCGTCGGGATAGACCTCTTCCTCGACCACGATCTCGGTGACGGACCCCATCGGGTCACGACACACGACAAAGCGGTTCAGGTGAATCACTTTGATGCCGTCCTCTGCCACGTACAGCAGGACGTTGCCGCCGACCAACAGGTGCTTGAACGCTTCGTGCATTGAGGCCCGGCCATTGGCCACCTCGAACGCAGACATGCCGGCACGCTCAACCTGGACCAGGGCTGTGTCCAGTTCCGTCTTGATCTCTGGCCCTTGCTCTGCAACCCGCAGTGCCAGGTCGTCGATCTCGAGCTTGAAGAAACTGGAGTTCGGGGGGAACAACGTGATCAGCAACTTGCTGGCCAAGTAATTGACACCCCGTGCGCCCAGGCTTTGGTACGGGGTCTTGAGTCGACCACGGTCCCCTTGCCCTGCGTCCGGAATCAGCCCCGGAATCGTGACTTTGCTGCAGTCCCGGGCCCGTTGCAGGTACGGGTCCCGGTTGGTTTGCAGTTGGCCGTACCTGGCCGCAGCCGTGCCGCCGTCCTCCCCGTACGGCTTGGGCTGGCGGTCAACGTTGCTGGTCAGGTTGAGTTCCATCAGATGGCACCGGGGATGCTGAGGCCGCGAACGCCGGTGGTCCCGTAAGAACCACGGCTCCTTCTTCGTGCAGCTGCAGGAACTTGCAAGGCTTCGGCTGCGTTGGCTGTGGCCTGGCCACCAGCGTTTGGCATTTCAGTTGATGTCGGAGTCGTCGTCACCTTGATCCGAGGGCCGTAAGGACCAGGGTTGTATGGGGGTGCAGCTGGTTCAGATGCAGCATTAGCGGTAGGCGACGTGTTGCTAGCTGGCGAATCAGGTTCTGGGGACAATCCTTTTATGGGTACTGGCAAAATATCTGTAAAAGCTTTGCTGGGTTTTCCACTGCCTTTGCTTCCACACATCACGCGTACCCCCCAGTGCCTGGGATGCCAAGGGTTGTGACGGATGCCAGATCGGTGCGTAGCTTGCGACGACCGGTGCCAGCGCGAATGGTTTGCGCAGTGGTCTGGTCCATGGTTTCAAGCGCTGGCGTTGCAGCCATGGCCCCAGGGTTGGGGGCAGGAGGTGGAGCGGCCCGGCTGATGGCAAGCTGCTCCTGGTACTGGGCTTTTTGAGCAGCCGCCTGCTCCTGCTGCATCGCCATCTGCTCACGCTGGAGCGCCATGCTCTGCTCTTGAGCGGCAGCTGCAGCTTCAGCCTGCTGTTGCTGCTGCTTCTTGGCACCTCCTCCTCCGCACATGGATCAATCCTCGTTTTGTTGCTCAAGATAAACGGCCCGTAGCATGCGCACCACCTGGCGTGCACCTACTGCCATCCAGATCTCTCGATCGGAATGGCTGGGATCAGGGCTGGCCTCGGGATAAACCTCGTCCAAGCGCTTGATCAGGGCCTCGTCAATCGGAGGAAACAGATCATCCATCGATCTTCATTGCTGGGTCACGGTCTGGGTCCCACAGTTCCACCGTAGCTGCGACGAAGTCATAGTCCCCGTATCGCAGGATCCGGGCCATGCGTGCATTGAGCAACGCATCACCAAACGTGCCACCACCCTTGCGGTAGGCCTCGACCACTGCGTTCCACATGGCTGGCAAGGTGTGGTGCTCGGCCAAAAGCTTCTCAGCTTTCACTGGTCCGA